ACACAACTTTTCATCAAACCTGATTTTCACGCTGTATAATTAGAGTTTTACGGAGGTGTAACATGGCGAAACCCAAGAAAACCAGCATACAAGGACAGGTTGACCAACTGAATTGGTTGCAAAAGATTATTGAATCACCAATTGCTCTAACAGACCGAGAGAGGTTCTACTTTGATTCAATCGTTCAGGATCGGGAAGCACAAGCATGGTCAATGCAACACCTGATATTTGCCGCTAACCTCGCCAAAACCCTCGTTCAACTCGACGAAGCGAACCTTGATATATCCTTAAATGGTATGCAAACCCTGACTGATAAAGGTTGGCCTGCACCGAACCCAATGGTCGGTGTAAAGACCCAATTAACTAATTCAGTGATTAATCAAATGAAGGCTTTAGGGATGACAGCAAGCCAGAAAGGATTATCGACACCAGAGCAAAAAACTCGGAATAAATCTGACGCGCAGGTGCGCGCGAGCCTATCAGAAATGGATGATGATTTAATATGAAAGAAACTAGAGCTGGTCGAGTATTGAGATTTATCGATGAGTATATTCTCGTACCTGAAGGTAAATTAGTAGGACAACCGATCAAACTCGATAAATTCCAACGGAAATTTATTAAAGAGATTTACGATAATCCTCACGGTACTCGAACAGCAATATTATCTATTGCCAGAAAGAACGGAAAAACAGCATTAATCGCTTGTTTAATATTGACCCATTTAATTGGGCCAGAAAGAAAAACTAACTCACAACTAGCATCAGGAGCTTTGTCCAGGGATCAAGCAGCATTAGTTTTCAACCTGTGTGAAAAGATGCTCAGGATTCAACCAAAGTTCGATGGTTTGTATCGAGTAATTCCGTCCAGTAAAAGATTGATCGGTCTGAAAGCGAACACTGACTTTCGGGCATTATCGGCTGACGGAAGTAAAAACCAAGGTTTGAGTTTGGCTTTTTCTGTCCTGGACGAATGTGGACAGGTGCGTGGTCCAAGTAGTCCTTTCATCGATGCGATACTTACTTCATCCGGTGCACACGACAATCCATTGACCATTATGATCAGCACTCAGGCAGCCAGTGATGCGGATTTCTTATCGCTCCAGATCGATGATGCTATTTCATCCGGTGATCCTCATACTGTGTGTCACGTCTATCAGGCTGATAAAGATTGTGACCTCTTGGACAAGAAACAGTGGAAAAAGGCAAACCCTGCTCTTGGTATATTTCGCTCTGAGAAAGACCTTGAAGAACAACTGAAGAAAGCGACCCGTATTCCAGCGATGGAGAATTCAGCAAGGAATTTGCTGCTCAACCAGAGAATAGCACTGATCTCGATGTGGTTGGCACCGACTGTATGGAAAGCCAATAATGGTTCAATCGATATGAGTATCTTCACAGATGGTCGCCCGGTCGCCATGGGTCTTGACTTATCTCAGACCAATGACTTGACTGCGGCTGTTTTAGCGGCTCAGGATGACGATGAGGTACTGCACCTATTACCATTTTGCTTCACACCTGAGAAGGGTCTGGATGAGAAGGAGATTCGAGATCGGGCACCTTACACGACATGGGTGAAGAATGGACAACTGATCGCTGTTCCAGGTGCTACAGTGGACTACAAATATGTGTTCCAGTGGTTACGAATTCACTTCGAATCGTTGGGTATCAATATCGATGTGGTAGCTTATGATCGCTGGCGCATTAAACAAGCGAAAGCTGATGCTGAGTCAGTTGACTTCTACGCGGATGAGTGGGTGGAGATTGGTCAAGGGTATAAGGATGTATCACCTAGGGTGGAGTATTTCGAGAAGATGTTGCTTCAGGAAAACATCAGGCACGGATCGCACCCGCTACTGAACATGGCAGCAGCGAATGCAATAGCGATTACCGATCCTGCTAGAAACCGGAAACTGGATAAGAGCAAATCCACTCAGCGGATTGACCCGCTGGTGGCTGCTGTAATGGCTACCGGGGTGTTTATGATTGCCCCGAATGAGTTTGATGTGTCGGCGTTGATTGGTTGAGATAAACAGGAATCGCTTTTGTCCAGTGTTTACCGAAAGGACTATATTCAGGCTCACATTGTTCGAATATATCTGTTCCAACCATATTACTCAAATAGCACAATGGTTCAGGATCGAGCTTTGATAGTTCGTCCTGGATTTCATCACAAAGCTGATAAATATCATCGTCAGAGCAACCAACAACTTCCATGAAATCCAAAGCACGTTTCAATAATTCACGACTCATCTCACCACCTCTCACAATAATCCCAATCATAAGGCACCTCATACTTTGTACTCCAAGATGTATTACCATCAACAAAAGCCATTGGTTTACCTGAAATACTAACACCTGCAAAATACCTCCGATGCTTTAAACCACCTTCATCCCATACCAAAACCTTATCATCAATTTTAAAGTCCTCATAAGGTGACACTTCAATCAAATCACTTGAGTCTGCCCAACATTCCTTGCCGGAATCTTTCCATTTTCTAGGAGACCAATATTGATCACCTTCATATTTCACAGCACCGTGTATCGGGTAGTCACCACCACCATCAATTGCGTAGATTCGCACTTCACAACCACTTCTGGTTCTGTATTTTTTGTTAATGTTGATCATTTCAAGTCCTCTTATAGATAATAGTGATTTCCTCCAAGCTATCATCATCAAGTCTTACCAGCAAACCTCTGATCATTTCCTTGATGTGACCGTGTAAGTGTTCAGGTACATAAAGACCTTTCAACTCACGTTCACCGTTTTTCAATCGTTCTGCCCGATACCGGGCCTGTCTTTCTGCGTTAGTTGCCATCTGATTTCCCGATAATTTCAATTTCTACTTCGTAGTTAGACCTGATTGATTGATCTAAATGTAACCGAGGAGAGTTGAATTGCAACTTCACACCTTCTGTGACACGAATACCGTGCTCTTCTAATAAGATGATCAGATCGTCCTCTAATTTTTTAATGTTCATCACATACTCCAATATAACCAAGCTGCCCAAATAAAAATGATGAATGAAGTCAACTTCACATCACCAAACCGAAGATCATCCAGAGCCTCTAAAAGACTGTGAATCATCATGACTATTAAAAATATTTTCACTTCACCTCCGTTACAAGTACGACTGCATTAAATCACCGTTAATTGTAACAGTCAAGCATTATTTTTATCTTTTTTTGAAATAGTGATAAAATTCAACCAAAGCTACTATATCTAGGGTTTCTGTCATGAAACACATTACGAAAATTGCACACATTGATGTGACCAAAGCACTTGACCCTGATAAGGGGATTGATGCGGTCATGTGGGCTGGCGGATATGACCGAGTAGGTGATGCTATTGCTCCCGGCGCTATTCGGTTAGAGAATTTCAACAAGAATCCGATCATGCTGTATCAACACGATCACAATGCGCCAATCGGAACATGGTCGAATGTCAGACAAATTGGTGATCAGTTACTGGGTACTTTCAAACTGGCTGCTGCTGGCACATCCTCTGAGATCGATGCAATTCGTGAAATGGTGAAGCAGGGTATCCTCCGCGCCATATCGATTGGATTCAACGCGTTCAAGTACCAAGAAGATGAGCAGTATGACCGACACACCTTCACAGATATTGAATTATTGGAAGCCTCGTTGGTTTCCGTACCTTGCTCACCTGGAGCATTAGTCATCGCCCGATCCTTCGGTGCCGATGAGAAACGAATTTTCAGAAACGGTTCCGGTGAAGTCTCACCATCTACCGTGAATGATCTAACGCGCAGAAAGGCAGATGCCGCGCACAACACAACCTTTAAACATATAGGGCATCAAGCCATGAACTTACAAGATCAAATCAAACAAGCACAGGCTGATTCTGTCACAACTCGTGACGAATTGGTCAATTTACAATCAAGAATGGCATCGGGTGAAGATGTCTCTAAAGCATTGGACACTGCAATGGATGCAGTTGAGAAAGCCGATGCTGAAGTCGAACGATTGACCCGTTTGGAAAAACTGACTGCCGGTACTACTGCTAAAGCAGTCGGTACTCCGATGATCAACAGACAAACATATCAAGAGAAAGCGGTTGCTCCTGGCACCCACTTGGCTCGTTTGGCACTGGTCAAAGCATCAGCTTATCGTGACCGTTCTTCTGAAGAAGCGGTTGCCGAAAAAATGTTCCCTGGTGAAAAGGCAACAATGGCAATTGTCAAAGCGGCTACTCGTGTTGCTGACACAACCACTTCCGGTTGGGCGCAAGAACTGGTTCGCCAAGAACTGCGTGGTATGATCATGGGCGATTTGGCTCCAATCTCTATTGCTGCTACACTGGCTGGTCAAGGTACTTATCTGAACTTCAATGGTGCTCGTAAAATCACCATGCCGAGTATGAGTAATAACACCACCAACTTGGCTGGCGCATTCGTCGGTGAGAACGGTGTGATTCCTGTGAAAGAAGGTGTAGTCAGTTCGCTGTCTATCGAGGCTTTCAAAATGGGTGTAATCACAACCATCACTAAAGAATTGGAACGCGCTTCCGATCCTGACAGTGTTGAGTTGTTGCGTCGTATGTTGATGCAAGACACTGCCAACGCATTAGATACCGCAGTCATCGGGAATACTGCTGCTGTATCAGGTGTACGCCCTAAAGGTCTGCTGAACGGTGTAACCATCGGTACTGGTGCATCTGGTGGTGGTGTAGCGGCTGTAACGGCTGACATCAAAACATTACTTGGCGCATTCATCACTGCCAATGTCGGTGCGAAACCAGTGTTGATCATGAACACTGCAACCAAACTAAGTTTGTCCGTGATGACTTCTGCTTTGGGTGAATTTACCTTTGCTGAAGAAGTGGCGAACGGTATGTTGCGTGGTGTTCCCATCATCGCTTCAAATCGTGTTCCTTCTAACCGTGTCATCCTGGTGGATGCCGCTTACTTCGCTGGTGCATTCGACTCTCCTGAGATCGATGTTTCCGAACAAGCTACACTGTCCATGGCGAATGCTTCAGGTGTTGCTCCTACCCAAGCTGAGAACGGTTCAGGTGCCATCGGTACTGCTGAACAAGTACCTGCTGATGGTGGTGGTAAAATCCTAGGTGCTGGTGCTGGTGCGGCCTTTGTTGGCTTGACTGGTATTTCACTGTTCCAACAATATGCATTAGCTATCCGTTTGGTGATGCCTGTAGGTTGGGGCATGACTTATGCCGGTACTGTTGCTGCCTTAGATTCAGTGACTTGGTAATCTGGTTGGGGGCTTCGGCCCCCAATTTCCTATTAGGAGAATCACATGCTGGTATGGGCGTATCAACCACTCCCTGAGTTGGAGTTTAAAACAGGCTTCGTTGAAGTACCCGATGAAGCACTAGCGAACCGATTAATTGAGAATGATGAAGTTCAAAGTGTCACTATTGGACACATTAACTTCAGACACATCACCAATGTTCCGGTATTCCGCACTGATGCAGGGTATGAGACTAAGGTGATGAAACCAAGTCGTAAATCAACTGCTAAAAAAGCTGACGATGTTTAATCTCAAAGCCATTGTTAAGGGTATGTTCGGCATGACCCCTCATGGAACCATGCCTGACTTTGCTATGCAAATCGATCCGTGGCAGGGTTGGCAACGTGGGTTGGATCGATCTACTCCTTATGTGGATTTGGAACACACTGCACCGATTGCCGCAACTACGAACCTGATTTCACGATCAGTGAGTCAGTGTGAAGGGAAACACATGACCCGCGACGGCAACGATGGGTTTGTGCAGAATATCACTTCTCCTGCGGCTCGTATTCTTCGGAAACCGAACAACTATGAGACATGGGCCTTGTTCATTACGAATGTCACGAAAGACATTCTGAATGGTGAATCCCTTGTAGTCATCATCCGTGACAATCGTTTTGCGCCAGCATCACTCCACCGCATTCCTAAAGGGATGTGGAGTCCGTATGTTGATCATGAGACTGGTGCGATCTTCTATGCGGTCAGTAAATCGGACGTAACTGGTAACATCTTCCAAGATGCTCAGATGTTGATCCCGGCTCGTGACTGCATCCATTTCAGACAGTCTTGCCCGAGACATCCTCTGGTCGGTGAAAGTTTGTTGGTAGCGGCTGCATTAGCCGCGGGTATCCATGTCGGTCTGAGTCGATCACAGTTGGCATTCTTCAATAACATGAATCGTCCATCCGGTGTTTTAACTACTGATATGACACTCAATAAAGTCCAGATTCGGGAGTTGCGGGAAGCATTCAACGAACAGTCGAGAATGTGGGAACAGGGTGGTGTACCCATCTTGGCAAGCGGTTTAAAGTTTCAACCAGTCAATGTGTCACAAGCTGACTCACAACTGATCGAACAGCAAAAACTGAGTGCTACTGAGATTTACAACATCTACGGTGTTCCAGCGGGTCTGATGTCCGATGGTTCAACCGGTACAAAAGGTGCCACTGAAGCACTGATCTCACATTTCCTGTCTGTCGGTCTTGGATCAATGCTTGAGTGCATTGAACAGTTCTTAGAACGGGCATTCGACTTCGGCCCGAACGATAAGATTGAACTTGACCCAACACCATTGCTCCGCGTTGACTTCGAAGGTCGGATCAACGGCTTGGTGAAAGCGGTTCAAGGTGGTCTATTGACTCCGTTTGAGGCACGTTCGAAAGAGGGATATGGTCATGTTGCCGGTGAAGGTGATGATCAACTGTACATGCAGCGTCAGATGACCCCGGTGAATCAACTCCAGGCACTCAATGAAGCAGATTTGGCAGCTAAGTTAGCTCCTGCACCTGAACCTGCTGCACCACCTCCAGAACCGGCAGCAAAAGCCGATCCTGAGATGATCAGTTTGATGGTTCGAGATACGATAAAAGGGATATGCGATCAACCGGTGGTTGAGAACACTAATCCTGAATTACTGAAACAAATCGTTAGGGATACCATTAATAAGTCGTTGCATTAACGACCTTCATCCAGGCTATAGTGATTTCCGTCTTGGATTCGGAACCTGCCACCCCAGGTTCCCCCGATGGATTCCCACCACTCACCTAACTCACGGTGAGATTCAGTTCCCTCCAGAAACTTACCATCCTTAAACAGATTCAAATCGATAGCGAGTCGGGATTTGTGGAAACTGTTCGCAGTACCATAGCCTTTCTTCACTCCCGGTGCGCCAAACACTCTTGGATCACGGTAGGCATCTCCGAGTGTGACCTCATACCCTAGTTTATGGGCTTTGAAAATGAGTCGTGCTGCCATTAGTGCAAACACGGATTGTTTTTCACGCATAGTCATAATATTCACCTTGTTGTTAATTCGGTGATTATGAACGATAATAGGCTCCAAATACCAGTCGGAGCGCTCAGATGAGTCAAGAAACTATCCAAATCGCCAAATCGATTTCCACCGAATTTGCGACAGCGTTGAAATCTCAGGTTAGTCAACTACGAGATGAATTCAATTCCAACCTTTCCCTTACTGCTGAATCAGTGACTTCAATCCGTCGAATCGTCGATGAGTTTGAGTCAAAATGGTTAGCGGTTGATTCCCAAATCGGACACCAGAAAACGCTGATGGAGGCTCAAAAAAGCATCTTCGACGTTGAGATTAAATCACTCAAGGGTCTGATTCAAGATGTACTCAGTAAGTCCGTGAATCAGATCGTTGATGATCTGAAGTCCGAGTTTGGTGAGAAGCTGCGAGTCAATGAAGGGTTGCATGACGAGTTCACCAAGAAACTGTCTGACAACGAACGGGCGAATATTGACCGGGTGAAAACCGTGATTGATTCGTTCGAGAAGAAATGGGCGAACATGGATGGTGCGATTGCCGATCACGCTGATCGCTTTGCAAAAGAACTGACCAACATTCGCAAGTCAATCGCTGAGTCCTTCAACGTCGATACCGTGATGAACCGTATCTTGGACGAACATGGTCATCTATTGAAAGGTGCTAAAGGTGACGAGGGTGAACCCGGTAAATCACCAAGTCCGACTGAAGTCGCTAAACACATTTTGCGTGACAAGACATTCGCTGAGATGGTGAAACCTGAACCGGTTGATCCTGTTGTCGTAGCCGACACACTGATCAAACGTCATGGTGATGAATTGAAAGGTAAGCCCGGTAAAGACGCTGATCCAGTCGATGTGGTTGAAGTTGTTGGCGAACTGATGTTGAAACACGGTGAAGCGATTCGCGGGAAACCGGGTCGTGATGCTGATGAACGATTGGTCGCTGAGAAATTGGTGTCCGATCAGAAGTTTATCGGTCTGGTTAAAGAAGTGATTCACTCAGAACCTTGGTCAGTGGGTGTCTATCGTGAAGGTTCAGTGGTCAAACACTTCACCGGGCGCGAATATATCGCCATGCAAGACACGACCGAAGAACCGGGTGATTCAAATCACTGGAAAAGAATCGGTACTCACGGTCTGCGTGATACGGGTGGATTCAAAGACAAACACGATTACGAACCGGGTGATTTCTACCATAAGGATGGAAGCACCTTCTTCTTCGACGGTGTGAACCATCGCCTGTTCGCCGCCAAACCATTCACGAAAGCTGAGTTCGACAAAGAATTCAAGAAGATTCAAGATACCGTTCTCAAGTACCACGAACTTCACACCGACTCACAGAAGTCAATCGGTCTGATTGAAGATGTGCTGGTGCAGAATAAAGCAGTGATCGAGGATCAAGGTCAACGCATTCAATCCCTTGAGAAAGACGTGGTTGATTTGTTGCTTCAACCGACTGAGATCAACGATGGTTCTGTACCATTGAGAGCCTACAAGGGTCAGTACATTGAAGGGAACGATTACACCAGAGGTGATGTAGTGACATCATACGGTGTTGCT